TAATCTAGCCAATAGTCTTGTACTCGTATTTGTACGATGTATTCAATTCTGGAGCCATGCATATTAAGCTATCACTCGCTCAGTTGTTTCTCTGATGACTATACGCCAGTCTCTTTTATTATTATAGTATGTGTCTTCACAGGCTCCGCCGGGAAGTCTTCTCATCAGCTCTTTCCCGGCAAGTGTGAGGGCAGTTGCTTCATCAGGTCCACCAAAACCCATAAAGTCTTTCCATTCGCAACCCTTTACCTTTCGCCTATCTTGCAGTACTACAGATCTCATCTGTATTTTAATATATCTTGAATTGTACTTTCTGGTGATTTTTTCCATATAGCTATGTCGAAGTCGTCATTTTCATTATAGTTATAGCCGTGGAGCTTGCAGGCTTTTTCAATGTCTACCTGACAGAGACAGCTCTCTGGTATAAGCTGACCATAGGCATTATCTACAGGAAGATCTTTTGCGGATACACCCAGCATATCCGCAAACCCTATAGGGGAGTCTGTATCTTCCTTTGTGTCTTTGTTGTATACACGTACACACATTTATTCTTCGTGGGCTTCGCGTTCAGGTGTATATCTATACAATACGTTTTCTGTGGTAGTTACTGTTGTTGTACGAACCACTATTCGCATAAGTAAAGGCATATGTGACGCACTATCTTCTAGAGTCTCTAACGCTTCTTCGTAAGTATCGTACGAATCGTTTTCATCCTGCCAAAACCCAAAGTCATGCTCTGTTACGGAATAAAGCTCTGGATCTTTTTCGGTTATGTAGTCCTGGATAATGTACTGTGTTTGTTTGATGTCCATATTTTTATTCTTCGTAGCTGTTGTCGTCCTGGTCGTCCTGGGCGATTTGATCATCCTGACAGCATTCGCACCGCCAGACTGATTTTTGTGGATCTGTGGGATACTCTTTAACTACATACAGGTATTCACCATCGAGTACCTGTTGCCCTGTAATTACATCGTTACAATCTCCGCATGTGAACTGCATTTCAGGGGTTACACCTTTTTTGCCAAGTATGCTCATACTGTGTATATAGTTTCTTTGAATTGATCTAATACTGCTTTAGGGTCACTTTCTGTAAGCAACTTGTAAGCAATGTTTACTACCTGCTCACTGTTTTCTACGCCTTGGGTTAGTTCACGAAGAACACTACTAAAGCGATCTGCTGTTTTCAGCTCCGACCGAATATTCACCAATTCTTCTTTGCCGTCTTTGTCCTTCTTTACTTTTGTAACCTTTACAAACCCGATGTCATACAGGAAATTTAATTTATTTCCCACATCCACACCGTCATGTAGCTTAACAAGGAATACAGGACGCTTTGGACCTAGCTTATAGGCGGCATACTGGGTATCTTTTGTCTGCGCTTCAAGGTTGTCGGGTGTGATGTCTAGTGTGACGTACTGTCGAGGCAAGTCATACTTGAGGAGCTTTAGTTTATCTCCGTCAAAGAAATACAAGCCTTCCTTAGCTGTCTCATTCGCTGCAGTTACTCCAAGACTGCCACAATAACCCATAAAGAGTTCTTTGTCGCAGCCTGGGTTATGAAAGCGTGTTTGTCTTCTGATGTGAATATCTCCTAGAAATATCCCACGAAGGCTTACACACTGATTTGATAGATCAAGATCTTTGATGCTTATGGTCTTTTTCTCTTCACAGAAGGGCCACAACTCAGGCACTTGCTGATGCATGAATATACTGATTACAGTATCTTTATCTTTCTTGTTAAGTTCGTGATTTAACAACTCAATAACGTCTGCAGGATTATCGCTATAGTCTACGCCAGCAAGTTCTGGGGCACTATTGATCGGTTTGAATCCACAAACTGTTTCCCAGGTGGCTCCGTTCACAGGCTTGCTGTGGTCACCAGCAAGAGCAAGGGGTGTAACCTTTCCTTCTAGTCTTTTTAACTGCTCCGTAACGAATCTGATGGTGTCGCTACTAGGTTTATTATTGTCGAATAAATCACCCACACTGACGAGGTAGTCTACCTCGTATTCGAGAGCTTTATCAATAACCATAGAGAACAATTCTCGGTTATCTTGCTCTAGCTCTGGAATATTATAAAGTTTACTCTCTAAATGCTGGTCACTAAATGCTATGAACTTCATGTTGTGAATAATCTATTGCTGCGTTCTGATTTCCATTCTTTTACAGGTGTAAAGACGTCTACACCTAGACGTTTGCTGGCGAATCCAAGCATTCTCAGATTCGGCCAGGCTTGTGGACGAACATTGAGCGTAAGTCTCAATGCTTCTTCCGGGGTATTTCCCTGCATTACCCAAACAATGATAGCAAGGGCTGTACTGCGTGATATACCAGCGAAGCAATTAATCCCCAAATGATAAACGGAAGGCCTATCGCTAAGAGGAACCAAAAAGCTGATGATGTTGTTGATGTGCTGTTCTTGGGGTCCTTGCTCATTGATATTATTCTTGATATATGGTTCTTCGTCTTCATCGCTCCAATCTCTAAAATACTGAGCGAAGCTGGGTATGCCTTTACGCTTAAATCGCAAACGCATTTTATCTACTTTATTCTTATCCTCTGGGTCTACAGTACTAAGCCATAAGTCCTGCTTAATCTCGGACTTAAAAGGCATGTCTACAGCCTTCGATAAATCCGTAACTATTACACTCTCTATCATAATATTAATTTTCTATACTCAGGCCGCTCAGCCTGCACATTAGGTTTCTTTGCAGGTTTGGGTTTTTTGCCCTGTGCTTTACCCGTCAGTAGTGACAATAAAGCAGAGGAATTCAGCCCTTCCCCGTTTCGCAGCCTTCTAAACTTCTTTTTATCGAGTTTCTTCTTGAGTGCAGCTTCAAACATATGAAGCCCCTCTTCTAGGTGCTCAGTAATACTCTCCAGCCTCTTGGTTAATTTGTCGTCAAGAGTGTGTCCGTAGTGTCTATATAACCTGAAAACACCATGCTCGTCAACCGACAGATCGAGCACCCATAGTCTACCGTTTAACTCGCTACACTCACATAATAGTTCCAGTCTTAACCGTCGATTTTCCATTTTTACGGTCTTTCAACTCATTCAGTTTTTTTTCAGCATCGGCGATCTCGTCATCCAAGGGATCTTTATCCTGGAATAGCGCCTCAATGTTATCTATACACTCATTATGATGGTCTGCCTGCCCCTCACTACCAGGCGAACGAACCATTCTGTTAATCCCGCGAAGGTAGTGTAGTATATCCGATTTTAACAGCTCGTAGTTTACCCACATACCTGTAGGCGAACGACGCAAATCAACCATAGTACCATCCAGTGTGTTATATCGATACAAAGAATCTTTATTCATTTTAGTGCTGCTCTATAATTACAGTATATTATAATTATAGAATAAAAAGAGCGGGGAGTCTATTTAAACAGGCTCCCCGCTCAATATTAACACTAGGCTCTTACAGCTAGTGCAAAGGCATCCTCGATACACTTATTGAGGTACCTTCGCTCAAGGTCGATCACTTCACTTCTGACGGGATTAGCTGCAATGACTGCGCCCTCCAGATCTGTAGCTACCCAGCATTGGTGGTCGTGGTCAAACTCAATATTAGACACACGTTCTACCAATTTATGCCCCAAGGCGGTCAACTTATCAATTGTATCGTCGGCTAATCCTGACAGATTGCCGTCGTTATCAATGAATATTGTGGTAGGCATATTAATGCACTATATGTTCACCAAGGTTAGTTTCAGCAGGATCATTATATTCATCAGTCATGCTGCGAGAACTCTCATCAGCAAGCCCTAGAGCTTTTTCAATACCTCTAGTAGCTTCGAGACAATTGCTGCCGTAGCCTTCAACCTTATCAATAACTACTTCACCTTCTTTACCTATCTTAAAAACAAGTTTTTTAGACATAAATCATTGTATCTCGTTGGAACTTTCCGTATTTATCGTATTTGAACTTTATACGTACAGAGTGCCTTTTTTCAACAGGGCAATATGTGGCATAGATGATCAGCGCCGTGGCCGTGTCAGCTTCTTCATCGTCAGCCTCAATATGGTTGTATGGTACATGCACATCACAAGGGGTCACCTTTTCACCCTCAGGAGTACGAACCTCAGTGGTCAGTATTTCCTTCAGAGAGCGTGCAATTTTAGATTTAAGTAGTTCGAAGTCTCGGTCTGTAGTTGTCATATTATTTTTCAGCAGTTACAATCAATTCACCTGTAGGAAGTTCGCTAACCTGATACTCCAGGTCTTCCTCTTGCATTAGTTTTTTAATTTCATCCAAAGCATAGCCTTGTTTGATGTCTTTTAAGTTTGCGCCTAACTGCCGCTCAATGCTCCGATCAAAGAAGTCGCAAACAAAATAAGCGTTACCGTCAGAGTCAATATTGATTCCGACATCGTAGCCTGCAGTTGTTGGATTTTTAGCCACATATCTATGTAACTCTTCTTTACGAGGATCGCTAGGGTATGTATTGCACTTACTATTTTCCACAATACTCCAGTCATGCTTATTAAACTGACTGAGTAGATTTTCGATTTTCTTAAACTGCGTTTTAATATTTACACTATGACTCATAAATTAGGATATTATCGTATGTTCCTGCTAGTTGTACAGACAGCTGTGTGATTTCTTTAAGGTCAAACGTAGTTTCAATAACTTTAGCAAAGTCTTTAAAACACATTTTAACTCTTTCTAAAGCGCTGTCTTTGGTTACAACAATTTCAACCGTATCTACCTGTGTTATATCGCCATTGGCCACCTCACAGTACGGTAGAGTGACCTCAAAAGAGTCTCCCCTGAACTTTACTGTAAGCATGTCGTATGTTGGTGGGTCTGTTAGATCCCTGTCGTCGTCTTCGTACATTATAGGCTAATTTTTCTGAAGTACTCTCCTCCAACGTTTGCTACGTCAGATAAGTCTTTGGCTGAGTTTACTACGTTATTAAGATGCTGCTTCAACAACCCGATAGCGTCCCGATCTTCAGTGAAGTTCGGTTTTCCATCAAGCAGATTTTCAAGCTTACTCAATTCAAGAGCAACCATTTTGTCGTCTGCGAAGTTGGCATCACGGAACTCTTTGATTTGTTTGTAGATTGACTGGATGCTCGCATCTGAAACTACCTCTTTCTTGTTTACTTTGTTGAGTACAACTGTGAAGTGCTCAGCCACTTTCCCACGAACTGTGGCTGTTACTTCATCCATGAACGAGCTGAGCTTGGCTGTATGAAGCTGTACTTGCTTGTTATACTCTTCCTTGTAGTTGTCAGCTGCTTGCTGTTTAGCTTCACTGGTGAACAACTCGCGATCAATCTCATCCTGCAAATTGAGTTGACTAAAAGCGGTGGGAAGGGCGATCTCAAAAGAAACAATATCGAAGTAGAATTTCTTACTGATTGTGGCTAGTGGAGGGTAGTATGTTTCCAGATCGTCAACACTCACCGTTTCTTTATGATCCTGGTAGTACTCGAGCACCTCCTTTTTGTAGTCTTCGTATTTTTCAACGAATTCTGCAACCATAAGCAGGTACTCTTCACGCATCTCATCTAGCTTCTTGTATACTTCAAGGTATTTAGCCTTTGGTACAAAGTGAGCCTGAGAGACTAGCGGAAAATCAAATGAGTTAACATATAGATATTTCCGTACGCGCTGTTCAAAGCTTTTGAACTTGTTGTAAACAGCAGGCTTGATGAGCATTTTCTTCCCGAGCTTGATTGTCTCCGGAAGCTTATTGTCGAGCTTGATATCCTCTTCTGTGAGGTTATAGCTCATTCCCCACATCCCGATGTGAATATTCACGAGTTTCCCATCTTCGAATACTTTGTCGTAGTACTTCTGTAGGGTTTCAGTGATTTTGTATTCTTGGCTCATAACTAATTTGATTATTCTTCGTCGTTACCGATTGCGATACTGAGTTTGCGCATGTTCTTTTGAACATCTGCAATTGGGTCTCCTTTACTCGTAACCATCACAAGCTTACCTTGTGCCTGTCTACGCATGATTTTAAGTTCTTCCTCATGACTGACTGCGAATGGAATAAATTCCGCCAGTACTTCCATGACATGACTATCGTTTACTTCCTCGCCAGCGTCGAAAGCTTTATACAAAGCATCCTTGAACACTTCTTCAATCTCAGCACCTGTGAAGTCTTTTGCACCATTCACAAGTGTGTTAAGGCTGAAGTCTTTTGGATCTCGCTGATATTTCTTGATTACAACGTTGAAGATTTCTTTGCGTTCTTCACTTGTTGGTAGATCTACCCAGAACAACTGGTCAAAACGTCCCTTGCGGATTAGTGCAGCAGGTAGTTTTGTATGATCGTTCGTGGTGGCTACAATGAACGCTGGGTTTTTACGATCATTTAACCAGCTGAGGAATGTGCCGAAGATGCGGCTGCTGACACCACTATCTCCACCACCACTCACAGCATTGTTACTCAACGACTTCTCAATTTCATCTACAAGAAGGACACACTTGCCGATACTTTCGACAACTTTAATCATCTCACGCATATTCTTCTCACTGTTACCTACCAGTGAATCGAAGATGCTGCCGATGTCCAAAGCGAACAACGGGCAGTCGAACTCTTTGGCTATAGCCTTACAAATCAACGACTTACCTGTCCCCGGCACGCTAGCTAGCAGCATACCCTTGGGCATTGGAAGATTATACTCCCTTGCATCCTTACCATAAGCCTTCTTACGAGCAGTCAGCCATTTCTTCAATCCTTGCATGCCTCCAACATTATCAAAGCTAATATTAGGTTCCATGTAGGTAAGAAGACCACTCTTTTTTAGCTGAGCGATCTTCTCTTGAAAAACAGCTTCTACAAAGTTATTATCAAACTTCTTTGCAGAGATGATGGCTAGTGAGAACGCATTTTCGATCTCACTATACGTCATACCTTTGGCAGCTTCTACAGCAGCCTCAGCAATCTCAGCGGACAACTCCAACTGTTTAGTTGCAGAAAGCCCTCTGTTGACACTAGCTTGCACAAACAAGAGTCTTTCTTGAATAGTTTCAGCGGCAGGTAGATCATAGTCTACGAGCTGGATCTCTTTTTGTAGTTCGCCAGGTACAGTATACTTGTGACCTACAAAAATGAGCATATGACCATTCGCTTTCAACCTATTCCAAGCATTGCGGAGTAGGCGGATAGTAATAACCTTATCGAAATGCAGATGAAAGTCCTTGAGGACAAAGATGGATGTCTCGTCTTCCTTAGGGGCTACATAATTCTGCAGATATCGGATGAGCTCTGTAGAGGTTGCTGTGTCTGATGGATGAACCACTCGTAATGGTTTATCCGCATCGATTTCTTCTTGTGTAGGTTTATAATTTAATCCTGTCTGGGCGTCCCACTCATGAATACTTACCGTAGGATTTTCTGCCCGTAGAGACAGTAAATCTCGAGATAAGCGGTTTTCTTCGTGGGTGAGAACAAAGAGTCCGCTATAGCTCGCTCTGTGGTAGTTTCTGATTTTTGTTAGGAATTGCATACGCGATCTATGAAGTTATTTTTTTTGATTTGCTTGCAGATGTCGGCATTTTGGACGTTGAAAAAGCCGAGAATGTCGCTCACCATCACGAACTGTAATGATGTGCTACCTTTGCTGGCTCTGGTTCTATAGTACTGCACCTCAGTATGATGCATATGCTTTTCGAGCCATTTGACAGCCTGAAGCAGTGGATGCTTATCCAGAACTTCAGCTTGATTTTCAGGTTGTTCCTGAGCTACCGGAAGAACCTCAGGTTTCTTAGGTCTTCCTCTTTTGCTTGGGACTACAGGTTCACTATCTTGAGGTTTATATTTCACTTCCACAGCCAAGGGCTGCTTTGGTTTATTCTTTGCCCCGGGAGGGCGACCTCGTTTTTTTACAACAACCTCCACATACTCCGATGTGCTTGGTTGCTTGGGTTTATTCTTTGCTCCTTTAGGTCTTCCTCTTGAGCGCTTCTCATTGACCGCTGTCGTCAGACTCGTCAATGTTTCCTTTTTTTCTGATTTTTCTGTCATGTGATTTTGCTACGTCTGTATAATACCTATCTTCGAGCTTTTGCTTTTCGATACGCTTATACTGGTTACGCCTATCTCTCACCTGATATTTACGAATACTCTTACTCATAGTAGCTACTATTGTAGCAAGACTATGACCGTTTGTAGACTCTATAATGCTTTTTTCTCTTGCTAGTTTGTTCACCATTAAAGATACTCATTAATGCACTTAAGGAGACATCTAAAAAGCTGAATATGCTTACGAACGCAGAATCATCTGCTTCTACTTCTACTGGGTTGATTTTTTTCTTGTTATGACGGGCCATGATAAAATTAAGGATACTATTGAAAAACTCCTTCGCAAAAATAATGCGAAGTCGTCCTTTCTTGCTCGACAACTGATGTTTTCGGTACTGCCCCCTTCGTACTTTGTCGAGAACTACCTGTACGATAACGAAGGAAGGTTGCAAAAGTTAAATGCATTCCCGATGTTGAAGCATATCTATGACAATATGCCTCAGAAGCTTATGTTGAAGTGTAGTCGTAAAACGCTAAAGTCTACACTTCTAAGCAATTTTATATGTCTTAATTTAATCCGATGGAATTACTTCAAAATGATGTATGTCGGGCCCCAGGAGCTAACTACTAAATATTTTTCTAGTAACTATTTACCCCCCAGGTTTGAGAGCCCAAAGATTAAAGAATTGTTGCTTAAAGGATGGTTTAAAAATGATGTGTTTGAGAAGATTTTGGATGATACTCATAGTAGTGTGTTGTTTAGATATTGTAGTGATGACGCCACTAGAACCCGTGGCCCGGCTATTGATTGTGTAGTTTATGATGAAGTGCAGGATATTCAGTACGATCAGCTTCCAATTATTCAGGAAACTATGGCGATGTCCCCCTATAAGCGGGAGATATTCGCCGGTACTCCTCTAGACTCTACCAACACTATTCACAGAATATGGCAGTCATCAAACCAGCTTGAGTGGATGATGAAGTGCCCTCACTGTAATCACTGGAATAGTCTTACAGAAGGTAATGAGCCTC